GAAGAGGCCGAAGAAATGATCGACCGGGCGGAGTATTTACGCATGTGCCGGGAATGTGCTATGATAAAGACGCGAGGCCTGTTTGGGATCCGTCAAAAGGTACCGGACAGGCTGCGGGTTCTTTGGAAGGGGATCGAGTATTATCCGCAGGCGTATGAGCTGGGGTTCAATGACGACGGATCCGTGCGGCATATTGCGATCATTCACGACATGAAGGCGAATAGCATTTGTCACGTGCCGCTTGGGGAGATAACTGAGAAGGGAGAAGGTGGAGATGATGGAAAATAAAGAGCTGAATATCAGGATCGTAAAACTTAAGGATCTGAAGCCATATGAGAAGAATCCGCGCAAGAATGACGAGGCTGTAAAGTATGTACGGGCGTCTATTGAGGAGTTTGGCTGGCGGGTGCCGATCGTGGTTGACAGGAATATGGTGATCATAGCCGGGCATACCAGATACAAGGCGGCGAAGCAGATGGGCCTGAAGGAAGTGCCCTGCGTGATCGCCGACGACCTGACGGAAGAGCAGGTGGCAGCGTTCCGTCTGATAGACAACAAGACGCAGGAACTGTCGTCCTGGGATTTCGGAAAACTGATCGGTGAGCTGGACGAGCTTGTGGGAGCCTTCAATATGAGTTCGTTCGGGTTCTCTACCGATGAAGGAAATAGATATAAAAGCGGAGCCACGGGAGTGGAGGCGCAGGAGCTTGATGATGGCGGCGAGCTGGATCTGGGAGATTTTGCCGACGATCAGTTTGCGTGCGAGTGCCCTTCCTGTGGGTTCCGCTTTAATGATTAAGAGGTGATAAGGTGAACAGATATTCGTGGAAATGGAATTTATCAGATATAAAGCAGGACAAGGATATAACGGTCTTTTCCACGTTTTCCTGTGGCGGAGGCTCCAGTATGGGCTACAAAAGGGCCGGGTTTCAGGTCCTTGGGAACGTGGAGATCGACCCGAAGGTCAACGAGATGTACTGCAAGAACAATCATCCGAAATACAACTTCTGCATGGACCTTCGGGAGTTCAACGCTCTGGATGGGCTGCCGGAGGAGCTGTATCATCTGGATATCCTTGACGGATCGCCTCCCTGCACCACTTTCTCCACGGCCGGCCAGAGGGAAAAGACATGGGGGAAAGAAAAGAAATTTCGAGAAGGCCAGGCGAAGCAGACGCTGGACGACCTCTTTTTCGTATTCCTGGATACCGTTGAGAAGCTGAAACCGAAGATCGTGATCGCGGAGAACGTGGTCGGCCTGATAAATGGGAACGCGAAGGGATACGTCAACCAGATCATCAACCGTTTTCACGCTGCCGGTTACGCGGTGCAGATCTTCAAGCTGAACAGCGCCCGGATGGACGTGCCGCAGACCCGGAGAAGGGTGTTTTTCGTCGCGAACAATCAGGGCTATGATAAGCTGAAGCTGGATTTCAAATATGATGAGATCCTGTTCGGGGAGGTTCGAACGGAGCACGGGAAACCGCTCGGGGAGGGCGCGTCCGTGGCAAAGGCCTTGCTGGAGAAAGCGGAACCGGGAGATATCAAGCTGACCTATGTGGCGGACCGTGTCGCGGGAGACAGCACCCGGTATTATACGGCGATGATCATGGAGGACGATAAGGTCGCCCAGACGATAACGAGCGGAGGGACGCTTTACCGTATGGCGGACAAGACCATTATGACAGATGAGGATATCCGCAACGTCCAGAGTTTTCCGCAGGACTATGATTTTTGCGGCAACAGCGTCCAGTATGTCTGTGGGATGAGCGTACCGCCGAATATGATGGCGAACATAGCGACGGAGGTATATGAGCAGTGGCTGAAATGAAAGTGGTTTATATGGCCGTCAGTGAGCTGGTGCCGTATGAGAACAATCCGAGGAACAACGAGAAGGCCGTGGAGGCGGTAGCGAACAGTATCCGGGAGTTTGGATTTAAGAATCCGATCATCGTTGACAGGCAGAAGGTGATCGTATCCGGGCACACGCGGAGGCTTGCGGCGCTGAAACTGGGACTGGATCAGGTGCCTGTGGTCTATGCGGATGACTTGACGGAAGACCAGATAAAGGCGTTTCGTCTGGCGGACAATCGGGTGGCTGAGATGGCGGCGTGGGATGAGGACCTTCTGAAGGAGGAAATGGCGAAGGCCGTTGACTTCGAGTTTGGCGATTATGGCTTTGACCAGAAGGACCTTGACGAGATCGTAAAGAAGGATGTTAATATAAAAACGCATAAGTGCCCGAGGTGCGGAATGGAGTGGACAGCGAGGGAGGTGTAATAAGAGAAGCATGAAATATATAATAATGTGCGGAGGGGCGTATCATCAATGGCAGATGCCGAGACAATTACAGAAGCTGAACGGAGAGATGATCGTATCCAGAACTGTACGGTTGTTAAGGGAAAGCGGGATTGAGGATATCGCAATAAGCACTAATATTCCGGCGTTCAAAAGGCTGGGTGTGCCGGTGTTGGAGCATAGCAATGACTTTAAGGTATATGCCCCGTGGAGAACAAGCGGATACTGGTGCGATGCATTTTATCCGACAGATGAGCCGACATGCTATATATTCGGTGATGTGGTATTCAGCCCCGAAGCGATAAAGACGATAGTCGAAACAGAAACAGACGATATACAGTTCTTTGCATCGGCGCCTCCGTTTGCAAGGGGATACATCAAGAAGTGGGCTGAACCGTTCGCTTTGAAGGTAGTAAATACGGAACATCTGAAAGGCGCGATAAGCCTGACCAAACAATATCAGGACAGAGGGCTGTTCAAGCGCAAACCGATAATGTGGGAATTGTGGCAGGTAATACAGGCGGCGCCACTGAATTGTATTGATTATAACAGTTATGTTGTGATCAACGATTATACGTGTGATGTGGATGATAAACGAGACATACAAAGGTTGGAGGAGGCGGTGATGAGATATGGCAAATGAGCGAAATCTGAGGCCTGGAGAGTATAAGCTAAGCCAAGAAGAAGCGAAGAAGGGCGGGATAAACTCTGGAAAGACCCGGAGAGAGAAGGCCGACCTGCGAAAAGTTATCCAAACATGGCTGGAATCACAGGCCACGACCGACAAAAACGGCAACCCTTTGAGCGGCGCCGAGCTGATGGCCGCGGTCGCCGTTAAGGAAATGTCGAAAGGATCCGCACGGCATTGGGAGCTTTTGCGGGATACGGCCGGATTTAAGCCGGTGGAGAAGGTTATGATCGCGGAAGTTGAGCAAAGCGTCATCGATGACGTGGAGGCGATGGTGAAGGAGGCGTCCGAGAGTGATCAGAAAGATTAAGCTGACCTTGAAATATACCGGGGGGGGGGTATATAGAAAAAGAACTCACTTATGAAGGCGAAACGGACGAGGAAATTTCGGCAGCCATTATGCGAGAAGAGAATGCGCTGCTGGATTATATGACTACGGAGGACGACGGCGGCGTGAAAGCGTTTGTGTTCCAGGGGTTTATGTTTAAGAAGAACGGGATCCTTGCGGCACAGTTTTCAGAGCCGGAATATTGAAATGACAAGAGACGAAGCTGTTAATTTTCTGATAAAGCATCCGGTAAAATATGCTCATATGCTCGGATTTACGAAGCTCGGAGCTTTGCATAACCAATGGATCATCGATATGGTCCGGGGAAAAGAGGACAAGACGCTGCAGGCGAGCCGCGGAACGTACAAAACGACGTGCGTATCTGTTGCGCTGGCGCTGATCGTTATTCTTCTGCCGACAAAAAGGACGCTTTTTATGCGGAAGACGGACAGCGACATTAAGGAGGTTCTGAAGCAGGTCCAAAAGATCCTTCAGGATCCTCATACGATATATTTCGTCCAATGCATCTATGGCGTCACGCTCCGGCTGACGGTGCAATCGGCCACGGAGATCAGCACGAATCTGCAGGTGGACACAAAGGGCACGAATCAGCTGGTCGGCATCGGCATCGGGTCATCTTTGACGGGTAAGCATTTTGACTATATTTTTACGGACGATATCGTCAATATCAATGACCGGGTCAGCAAGGCCGAGCGCGACCGGACAAAGCTGATATATCAGGAGCTGCAGAATATTAAGAACAGGGACGGGAAGATCTTCAATACCGGCACACCGTGGCATGTGGATGACGCTTTTTCCATCATGCCGTCGCCGGAGAGGTACGACTGCTATCACCCGGCGCTGGCGGATGTCATTTCTCCGGAAGAGATCCAGGCGCTGAAGGACAGCATGCTCCCGTCTCTGTTTGCTGCCAACTACGAGCTGCGCTTCATCGCCTCGGAGGACGTCATCTTCACGAATCCGCAGACCGGCGGAGATCCCGCGCTGGTGGAACAGGGCGACTGCCACGTGGACGCGGCCTATGGCGGCGAGGATTACACGGCCTTGACGATCTTCAAGAAGCGCGACGGCAAGTATTATCTTTACGGCAGGCTATGGAGAAAGCACGTGGATGATTGCCTTGACGAGATATGCCGGATCAGGGCCACATTCAGCGCAGGACGCATCTTCTGCGAGGATAATGGAGACAAGGGCTATCTTGCAAAAGACCTGCGTAAACGCGGCGAGAGAGCCGTGACGTATCACGAGAGCATGAATAAATTCCTGAAGATTACCAGTTACTTGAAAAACGTCTGGTCGGATGTTATATTCGTTGAAGGGACAGATAAAGAGTACATCAACCAGATCTGCGACTATAACGAGAACGCAGAGCATGACGACGCTCCAGACAGCGCTGCGAGTGCGGTCCGGCGCGTATGGCAGAAGAAGGATACGCAGTATGTGTCAATATGGTGAGGTGATGAAATGAGAAGAGGTACAACGCCAACGAATACGTTCACGACTGACATTGACTTGACGCAGGCGGCGGTTCTTTATATCACGTATAAGCAGAACCACCGGGTCGTGATCGAAAAGACGCTGAACGACGTGACAGTAACACCGGAGGCAATTGAGGTTACGCTGACGCAGGCTGAAACGCTGAAGCTGCATGTCGGAGACGTAGAGATGCAGATCCGCGCACGGTTCCCGGATGGATCCGCGCCGGCGTCGCAAGTTATGGTCGCGCCTGTGGAAGTCATTCTGAAAGAAGGGGTTATCTGATGGCGACTTTTCACGCGACGTTTTCCGAGAGCAGTCCTTTATCAGCCCAGTTCAGAGAGAGCAGTCCAATGTCAGCCGAGTTCGGCGAGGTTCAGCGTATTCACGACACTCCACTGGTTCCAGCGACAACCACAACCCTTGGTGGCATCATCGTAGGCAGCGACCTATTGATCACGGAAGAAGGCGTCCTGTCGGTTGACAAGGCAACTGCGGTGGAACAGGACAACACAAAACCGATCACGGCGGCAGCCGTATACACAGAGGTGGGCAACATTGATGCTCTTCTTCAGACTATATGAGAGGTGATATAAATGAGCATTTCTACAGAGATTACCCGGATTCAGACTGCGAGAAATACGCTTCGGACAAAAGCTGTCGCTCTGGGGATTGGAACGGCGACCGACAAACTGGATGACCTTGCTGACGAGTTTGATGCCATCGTCAATCGTGGTGCGGTAACGGCGACCGTGCAGGAAGGTGACACTTACACCATCCCGGCGGGTTAACACAATGGTAGCGGAACTGTAGCCGGAGTTTCCGGCGGTGGTAACTATCAGCTGCAGACGAAGAGTGTGACTCCAACGAAGTCGCTTCAGAGCATCAGCCCTGACCAGGGCTACTATGGTCTATCTGCCGTGTCTGTGGCAGCCATCCCGGATGCGTATCAGGATGTGCAGAGTGTTACGGCTACCGCTCCTCATGTCCTTGCCAACGATGTGTTCGTAGCTGCTGATGGTACTGTCACTCCCGGTACGATGCCCAACAACGGTGCTGTCAGCAAAACGCTTGATGCTACTACAAACAATCAGTCCTATACTGTCCCGGCGGGATACCACAACGGAAGTGGCACGGTACAGATTTCCCTTGAAACGAAGTCTGCTACCCCGTCCACCTTGTCACAGGACATCACGCCCACATCCGGCAAGGTTCTGTCCAAGGTTACCGTGGCTGCGATTCCGGCAAAGTATGGCGACACCACGGGTGATGATGCCGTAGCGGGCAACATTCTGTACGGCAAGAAAGCACATTCCATCTCGTCCGGCTCTGCTGTTGCCCTGACTGGATCTATGGCTAACAACGGGGCGGTAAGTGCAACCTTTGACGGCCTGTCCACTACCAGCTACACGATTCCTGTCGGCTATCACAACGGAAGCGGAACGGTGTCTCTGACGGGGGATATTGAGTCGGCGCTTGCCGCCATTTAAGGCGGTGAGCGCATGAGTATTCAGTCAGAGATTACCCGGCTGTCCGGGAACGTCTCGGATGCGCTGGACGCGATCGAAGCGAAGGGCGTTACCATCCCGACCGGGGCGAACAGCGACGACCTCGCCAATCTGATAGGGCAGATTACTGGTGGCGGCGGCGGCGGCTCCCTCACCCAAGACCAAGACGGCTACCTTGTCGTTCCCACTACTGGAGGGAGTACGCCAAGCGGATTGGAGTATGAGGAAGGGACTTATACGCCGAGTACAGATGAAACTAACCCGGAAATCTTCTTCACCAACACGCACACACAACTACCTGCGTTCGTGCTTATAGCCGATTCTACTGGCGAAAGAAATATAGGCTCTCCGCAGTATGGTGGAACGATGATAGCAAACTTTGAAAGTTTTACTGGATATCCACTCATAGCATCTTCATCTAATTATGTTGTGGCATATACAAGATATGTTGCCTCCAATAATGGTGCATATACTGGGGCATCACAAGCCGTTGGCAATTCCACTATATCAGATTATATGACAACAACATCATTCAAACCATCTGTATCAAGCACAACAAGATTTTGGAAAGCAGGAGTTCCATACAAATGGATAGCCGTTTGGGCACCTACGACATAAGGGGGTGACGAAATGAGTGACACATTAGAATGCTTCGGCGTGGAATACACAGGCGTGACGGGGTTCAAAGCGACAGACGACAACGACAACACGCTGACATACATCCGTCCGCAAGGCACAATCAACATATCCCAGTCCGGCAATACCGATGTAACCAATTACGCAACGGCTTCCGTGCCGACAGCATCGTTTTACACGGGAATAGTTGGAACTGGGTACTACACAGAATCAAATGTGAGGAAATGGCGTTTCCGTGCCGTTACTGATTTGGACATCAGCGAGGGCGACACCGAGGGATGGCACGCCAATGGAGCGCAGTATAGCGACTACAAGGTTTACAACGCAGTTGCAAGCGGAACAACCATAACCCCGTCAACATCATCGCAGACCATCGGTGGAGCAAACTATATGATGGAGGGTGCTGTCACAGTAAGCGGTGACCAAAATCTTGTCGCCGGGAATATTAAAAGTGGAACAACGATATTCGGAGTGACAGGAACGTACAGCGGTGGCTCGTCCAAGAATGTGCAAGCCTACATAGGATACGCACAGCGAACTGCTAACAGTTATGGTGCAACCGACGTCACTCTGACAGTAGCGAAGGCTGGGACATACAAGGTTTCGTGGTGCGCTTGGCGTGGCTCGTCTTCCGGCACAATGGGCACGAATTTGCACAAAAACAGCACAAGCGGAACCAATCAACAGACATGGACGGGAACCTATGGCCAGTGCATCACACTGACGAACCAAACATACGCCGCGAACGATGTGCTGACGCTTTACGCCACATCGGGAAGCAACTCCCGCTCGGTGTATGTCGGGAACCTCGTTATAGAGGAACAGTAAGGGAGGTGTCTGAGTGAAAACGTATAACGATTTACTGGCAATCGGAGAGGATGAACAGGCACGGATGGCCTTCGTTCTCGGCGCTATCAATGAGCACAAGTCGAGCGATCTCTACAAGACGGCGGTGGACGCTGATCTCTACTACCGGCACCTGAATCCGACGATCATGCGGGCGCAGAAGATCGTATATAATCTGCTGGGTCAGGCGGTGCCGGACATCTGGAGCGCGAACAATAAAATTCCGAGCCGTTATTACTTCTATTTCATCACGCAGAGCGTCCAGTTTCTGCTTGGGAACGGTGTGTTTTTCGGCGATGACAAGACGAAGGAGAGGCTGGGGGATGACTTTGACAACGTGGTCCAGAGAGCAGCTACGGATGCGATGAACGGCGGAGTGTCGTTCGGATTCTGGAACGTGGATCATCTGGAGAAGTTTTCCGTTCTGGAGTTTGTGCCTCTCTATGATGAGGAGGACGGAGCGCTGAAGGCCGGGGTTCGGTTTTGGCAGGTGGATTCGAGCAAGCCGCTGCGAGCAACGCTTTACGAAATGGACGGTCTGACGGAATATATCAAACGGAAGGGCGAAGATATTTCCGTCATGAGCGAAAAGCGGGCCTATGTCCAGATCGTTGCAAGCTCCGAAGTGAGCGGAACGGAGATCCTTGACGGGCAGAACTATCCGGGATTCCCGATTGTGCCCCTGTTCAATATCAACCGGCAGAGCGAGCTGGTCGGGAGCCGGGAAACGCTGGACGCTTATGACCTGATGGCGTCGGCTCTGGTCAACAATGTAGACGACGCGAATCTTATCTACTGGGTTATCCGAAACGCCGGAGGTATGGATGACCTCGACGACCAGAAGTTCGTCCAGAGGCTGAAGACGATCCACGTTGCCCACCTTGAGGGCGACGAGGAAGTGGATCAGCATCAGGTGGAGGTGCCTTTCCAGGCGTCCGATGTGGCTTTGGCGCGGCTCCGGTCGCAGTTGTTTGACGACTTCATGGCGCTTGACGTGAAAGAGATCGCTGCCGGTGCTGTCACAGCCACGCAGATAAAGGCTGCATACGAGCCTTTGAACGCGAAGACCGACCTGTTTGAATACCAGGTCACGGAGTTTATCCGGGGGATCCTTGATCTGGTAGGAATCGACGATATGCCGACATACACCCGGTCGATGATCGTGAATCAGCAGGAAACGATCCAGAACCTGGTGACGTCTGCGGAGTACCTGTCAGCGGACTATGTTACGCGGAAGGTTCTGGAGGCGCTGGGCGATATTGATAAGGCTGACGAGGTTATCAATCAGCGCATGTTGGAGGATATGTCTCGGTACAGCTCGGCGCCGCCGGAGGAAACGGAGGTCATTTAATTGGCCGACAAAGCACGCAGCAAAACGGACAAAGAGCTCGAGCGCATGGAGCGCCGAATTGCCGAGATCTATCAAAAAGCATATGATGAGATCGAGAAGAAGTCCGAAACGTTCTTTGATAGGTTCCTGGAGAAGGATCTGAAAAAGAGGCAGGACTTCAAGGATGGCAAGATCACTGCGAAGGAATATGAAACATGGCGCATCGGGCAGATGATGACCGGGCAGCATTGGGAGCGCATGAAGGAATGGACAGCTGACGAGCTCCTGAGGGCGAACCAGACGGCTGCGGCGTATGTAAATGGGCAGCTGCCTGGAATATATGCGCTGAACTACAACATGGTCGGCGATACGGTGGCCGGTTCGGTTCGAGGGTATTCCTTTGAGATGGTCGACGCCTCTACCGTTAAGAATCTGGCCACGTCAGACAAGACGCTCCTGCCGTATAAGTACGTTGATGGTAAAAAAGACGTCCGCTGGAACACGCAGAAGGTCAACGCGGAGGTCCTTCAGGGGATTATCCAGGGGGAGAGCATCCCGGATATAGCCAAGCGTCTAAGAAACGTCGTGGGAATGAACCGCGCGAGTGCGGTCCGGAATGCGAGAACGACCACAACGAGCGCGGAGAATAAGGGACGAATGGACAGTTTTCACGTCGCGCAGGAAAAAGGCGTTCGGATCGTGAAGGTGTGGATGGCAACGACGGACGAGAGGACGCGTGAAGAGCACGTTGAACTTGACGGTCAGGAGCGCGAGATCGACGAGCCGTTTGAGAACAGCCTCGGTACGATAATGTATCCAGGAGATCCTGAAGCGGATCCTGCGAATGTGTATAACTGCCGATGCACGATGGTCACCCGGGTAGTAGGCTTCGGAGATAAAGATCTGGAAAAAGAAAAGCCGGAGCCGGAGCTGGAGGCCGTGGTGCAGGAGGCTCAAGAGGTGCAGGAAGAGCCGGAGGCCGAGGCGCCGGAGATCGCCGGCGTGAAGCGCGGGGCGCCGATGACGCCGGAGGAGGCCGATAGCGGTCACGTAAATCCGAGGTTCAGCGAAAACGCCGGCTATCGGATAAACTGTCAGTCCTGCTGCCCGACGTATGAGGCGCGTCTGAGGGGTTACGATGTGGAGGTCGTGCCAAACGACGCCCAGCACCCGGCGTGCGAGAAGCTCTCAAAAGACACGTCCCTTATTTGGAGGAATGCAGACGGATCGCCGGCGGAGTATATCTATGGCGGTCATTGGATCTCTGCAACCGACTGGGAAGGCGCAGCGCCTACCGCGAAGAGGTTCGAAAAACTTCTTCAGGACAATCTGGAGGAGGGCGCGAGGTATCATCTCGGCTTTGGCTGGAAGGGTTATAGGTCCGGGCATATTGTTACGCTCACGAAGGAGCCGGACGGACTTAGGATCTACGATCCGCAATGCGACAGGTCTTATTCGGGAGATCAGGTGTCCGCGTATTTGGGCCGGATGAAGTACCAGACGACTACTTATGGATATAAGTTTTACACATGGCCGGAGGTCATGAGGGTGGATGACAAGGAGTTTGATTTCGACATGGCGAGCCAGATAATGAGAGGTGTCGGGGAATGACGGTGGAGCAGTTTGCCAGGAAAAAAGGCTTTGACGGCATTCGGGAGCTGCCCCCGTGGAGGGGATACGCCTGCTATGAGGCAATATACGGCCGCCCGGACGAGATGGATGTGCCGACAATAGGATATCCGCAGATAATACTTGCAAAAGGCGCGCGGATCCGGATGGCTACACTGGACGAAACGATAAAATACATGGAGGAAACGCCGGCGCCGGAAGAAGAGGGTGAATGACGATGCCCAACAGCGTAGAGATCACCGACAACACCGAAGAAGTAAAGGCCGAGCTGCTGGAGAAGATCGAGCGCGGTCTGATCGCCTGCGGCCTTACGGCTGAAGGCCACGCGAAATCCCTTTGCCCGGTGGATACCGGCAGGCTCAGAAACAGCATCACGAATCAGGTGGATATGTCAGAACAGGCGGTATATATCGGCACGAATGTGGAATATGCGCCCTATGTGGAGCTGGGAACGAGCCGGATGCCTGCGCGGCCGTTTCTGCGTCCGGCGGCTCATGATCACGGCCCGGAATATCAGGAGCTTCTGCGGCAGGCGATGGAAGCGGGCTCTTGACAAAGTGTATACCGTAGAATAGAATAAATTACAGAGAGTAATCTAACGGCGAAGAAACGCCGCCGAAGAAAAGGAGATTATGATGGCACTAACGAGGAAATCATTGAAGGCGATGGGCCTCACCGACGAACAGGTGGACAGCATCGTCGAAATGCACGCTGAAACCGTCGATGCGCTGAAGGACAAGCTCAAGACGGCGGAGGACAAGGCAAGCAAGCTGGATGGCGTCCAGAAGGAGCTGGATGCTCTGAAAGCGAGCAATGGTGACGACTACAAAGCAAAGTACGAGAAGGAGCACAAGGATTTCGAATCGTACAAGAAAGACGTGGCGGCGAAGGAGACGAAAGCTGCAAAAGAGGCGGCAGTCCGGGCCTACTTTGAAGGCAAAAACATCACGGGATCAAACCTGTCTATTGCGATGAGGGGCGCCCGGGATGAGATCGAAGGAGTAGAGCTGGACGGAACGACCATCAAGGACACGTCTGCGCTGGATGCTCTGGTATCCGGGGAGTTCGCCGGTCTGGTAGTCACCACAACGAAACAGGGAGCCGCTACGGCGACGCCTCCTGCAAACACAGGCGGGAGCAAGATGACGAAGGCCGACGTCTTCAAGAAGGACGACAAGGGGCGTTATGTCCTGTCCACGGCTGAACGGCAGAAAGCTCTTGCCGAAAATCCAGAATTAATGAAAGGATAAAAAACTATGGCTGCAACTTATGTTGAATCCCTGACCAATCCCCGCGATAGTCTTCCCAACAGCTACGGCGCTGGCACTGCTGGGGCTGTCACCGCCCGTGAGGTCGATTTCGTCACCCGGTTTGGCGACAACTGGGAGGCCCTGAGAAACATTCTGGGCGTCATGCGCCCGATCCGGAAGGCGCCCGGAACTCAGCTCATTTCCTATGCCGCCAGCGTCGCGCTGGAGAGCGGCAACGTTGATCCCGGTGAGGTAATTCCCTACAGCAAGGCTACCATCACGCAGTCTGCGAAAGCGGATCTGACGATCGAGAAGTATGCCAAGGCCGTTCCGATCGAAGACGTGAACAAGTACGGCGCAGAAATCGCTGTCGAGAAGTCTGACGATGCGTTCCTGACCCAGCTTCAGAACGTGGTTCTGGGCCGGTTCTACACGTTCCTGAACACCGGTTCTCTGACCGGATCCGCTTCCGACTGGCAGGATGCTCTTGCCAAGGCTCAGGGCCTTGTGCTGAACAAGTTCGCCACGATGCAGAAGGACGTGACCTCCGTTGTCGGCTTTGCCAACATCCTGGACGCTTTCGACTACCTCGGCGCGGCTGACGTTACCGTGCAGACCCAGTTCGGTCTTTCCTATATCCAGAATTTCCTTGGCTACAGCACGCTGTTCCTGCTGCCCGAGACTCGCATCGGCCGCGGCGACGTGATTGCCACTCCTGTGGAGAACATCGATCTGTACTACATCGATCCCGGCGACAGCGAGTTCGCCCGCCTGGGCCTGAACTACACCACGCAGGGCGAGACCAACCTGATCGGCTTCCACGCGCAGGGCAACTACAGCACCGCCGTCGGCGAGAGCTACGCGCTCATGGGCATGGCTCTGTGGGCTGAGTACCTTGACGGCATCGCGGTCGTCAGCTTCAGTAGCGCTGGCGGCGGAACTGGTGCAACCGGCGGAACCGGCGAGACTGGCGGAACCGGCGCAACCGGCGGAACCTGATAAATGCGGATTCTGATAGCGGTTCCGACGTTTGAAAACATCTATCCCGATACGTTCAAGTCAATTTATGATTTGAATGTGTCGGGGCATGATGTAGCCTTTGAATTTGTACGTGGCTACGATTGCGCGACGGCCAGGAACAGGATTGCCCGACTTGCGCTTGACAAGGGTTATGAATACGTCCTGATGGTTGACAGCGATATGGTACTGCCGAAAGACGCGCTTGTTAATCTGCTTGACGATCCGCGTGATGTTGTCCTCGGCTACTGCGCTCGGCGCGGTGTTAATGGAACCTACAACGGACAGACTTGCATTTTCAAGCTGCTGTCTGCCGGAGGCGTGAGGTGCAAGAGCTACCTTCCGGAGGACGCATACAGAGCGGAAGAAATTGCCGCGCTCAAAGCAAAAGGTGAGTACAAAGTCCGCGTTCACGGAGGCGGGATGGCCTGTGCGCTTATAAATACGGATGTTTTCAACCGCACAAAATACCCGTGGTACGATTGGGCGAACTACAAAGACGGCGGAACGCTATCAGAGGATTTGTATTTCTGCGAAAACTGCCGCAAAAACAGCATTCAGATTTACGCAGACACACGAGTAAACTGCGGGCATATGATGCGCCACGTTCAGTTTGCCGAGTAAAAGGAGGGCACAATGCTGACAGAACTTTGCGCTGAACTGAAGAACTATTTCCTGCGGGATCAGAGCAAGGATATCCACTCTGGGACCTATGAGATCATCGGAGGCAGCATAGATCTCCCGTTCCTCATTGACGGACAGTATTTCCGCATTGTCGGCTCGATTCTGAATGACGGGGTGTATTGCTATCCCGCGTATGATCTCGCAGATGAGACTTTTACCGGCGCGATCTGGTCAATGGCTGTACCGCCCGCAGTCGTATCTCTCGCAGACGAGATCGAAGCCTGGACGTCGGCGAACGCCGAGACGCTTAACAGTCCCTACACGTCTGAAAGTTTTGGGGGATATTCGTACTCCAAGGCCAGCGGGACGAACGGCAGCGGAGCTTATTCCTGGCGGGATCAGTTCGCAAGCCGGCTGTCAAAGTGGAGGAGGCTGTCGGTGCTATGAGTCTTCTGAGCGAGGCGATGGAAAGGTGCATTATGATGCACAAGGTCACGCAGGACGACGGCTATGGCGGCGAGATCACCACGTGGCAGGACGGGGCCGGCTTTGACGCGGCGATCACTTTCGATACGTCGATGGAGGCCCGGACGGCCGGAGCTCAGGGCGTGACGAGCCTTTACACCGTGACCACCCGGAAGGTGAAGACGCTGGAATACCACGAGGTCTTCCGGCGCGAGTCCGACGGGAAGATCTTCCGGGTGACGTCCGACGGGGATGACAAGCACACGCCGGGAAGCGCGTCGCTGAATATGCGGCAGGTAACGGCGGAGGAGTGGGTGCCGACCAATGGATAGTATGCAGGCGCTTCACCAGTTTTGGAGTGGGTTCGGCTTGAAAGCCTATGACGAAAGCACCGTTCCGGATGGAGCGATGGCCGTCAACAACGGGAAGTATCTCACGTATACTGTCTCCGAGGCCTACTTTGATGAAACGGACGCCCTTTACGCGTCGTTGTGGTACAAGTCGACGTCGTGGTCAGAGATCTCCCAGAAAGCTGAGGAGATCGGTCAGGCGATTGGCTACGGCGGGAAACTGGTACCCTTTGACGGCGGGGTCATCTGGATCAAGCGCGGATCCCCGTGGGCACAAAGAATGTCGGACGAGGATGACACCATCCGACGGATTTACCTCATTATTGAGGCAGAATATCTCAGAATATAAGGAGTTGATAAAATGGAGTACACGAAAGTGGCCGCCGATGCGTTCCAGAAACTTCAGATGAACGCGGGCGTCCTCGTTGACAGTTTCAACCCGGCTACTGGTGTGATTGGAAATATCCTCGGAGCAACCACCGGAGGACTGTCTTTCGCGTCCAATCCGACCTTTACGGATTTCGGCGAGGACGTGGACAATGTTCCTGCGAACACATGGCAGTTGAAGCGGATCGAGAGCTATGATCCTGTCATCTCCGGCACTCTGCTGACGGTGACTCCGGCGGTAGCAAAACTGCTGACCGGAGCGGCTGATGTGTCTACAACGAAAATTACTCCGAGAGCACAGCTTACGGAGGCCGACTTCGCTGACGCTTGGATTGTCGGTGACTACTCCGACAATAACGATGGCACGGCAACGGCGGGATATGTGGCGATTCACATCATGCACGGTCTGAACACCGCCGGGTTCCAGCTGACTACCACCAAGAACGGGAAAGGCCAGTTTGCCTTTGAACTGCACGGGCACTATGATCTGACGAACATTGACACCGTTCCGTTTGAAATTTATGTGAAGGCCGGAACGTCGCCTGCGACGCCGAGCGTGACGCTTAACACGCACTCGTTCCACGTGGCGGTCAATGGTACACAGCAGTTGTCTGCTACAACCATCCCCGCTGGCACGACTGTGACGTGGTCGTCTGCAAGTACGTCCATCGCTACCGTATCCAACGGACTCGTGACGGGCAAGAGCAGCGGCAACACCGTCATTACGGCTTCGATCACGAGCGGCGGTGTAACCTACAACGACACCTGCACGGTTATCGTGCCATAAGGGGGACTTAT